GCCGTCTAGAGACCGTCTTTCAAGACTCGTCTTCTCTTCGACGACTGCCTTCTTTCGAAGGTATTTGTTGAGGTTCAAATAAGACCTGAACAGCTATGCTGCTCTTTTACTCGATTATCTTGCGTCTTTCGACATCGAGGTTTTCGCGTATTTTTCCGCGAGTAGCTCCCCCGAACCAGGTTTGACCCTGGTGGTGAGGAACTTTATAGTTCGTGGCGTGATGCCCACCACTCCCTATCGGGGATGCCCCTAGCGTAACCGAACCGGTCTGGCGACCAGTAGGGCACGGAAGTGCACCGGTGTACGATAGCTGGGGATGAATCTGGGGGTTGATTCACTATCGGTGATTTAAAACTCACTGCTTAGGTGGATTGTTTTGGGTTTTACCCAAACGTCTTGCAAGGACGAGAAAACCAGCTGACTTGAGGCTCTCTCAAGTACGACCATATGTGTCGCCCACCCCGCGAGGTGGTCCTCAAAGTGCCGAGGATAGTTCATGAAAAGCCCTAGCCGATATACGCCCCAAGGCGGCCTTTTGAGCCGTGCGTCTACTCCGACAGCTTGCGAAAGCAGTCGGACCCGCACATGAAGCCGAAAGGTATCACCACTTCTCTAGCCCTAGAAGGCAAGATCAGACAGACGCTTGAAAGGAGAAATCCTGGAGAACCGGAGGAAGACTTGACCTGTGGGACGAAACTAGAGGCGGTTGCTCGGAACCGAGAGGCACATTGGTGCTCCGTGCAGAGTGGAACTCGTCGCCAGGTTCATGTGTGGACAGCGATGAGGGACTTGCTCAGATGTGCTAGGAGGATGTGGCGTCTTCGGACATCACACAAAGGGGAAGCACTAAAGAAGTCGCACAAACCAAGTAGGGCAGTGGACTTCGTTCATCGGGAACTACCACCCGCGAATGAGCTCGGTAAGGTAGGTGACGTACGTCCAAAAGACGGTAAATCCGATATTCCCTTAAGGAAGATCACTCTTCTTGGTCCCGCTCTTCTTCAAAAGTACAGAGAAGAGGAGCGATCGAGAAAGATCTGGGAATCCGTTGGACCTGATCGTCTTGAGCTGGAGGAAAAGCTTGAGCGTATCAGGGCGATCCATGAAACCGAAAGAGTAGTCGGTCGACGTGGACTCGGCTCACGTGGAGCGAACCGATTCAGTCCTGATGATGTTGACTGGATCACTAAAACTGCTACCGAGCCTCAGGTCACAGAGGTTCCGACATTCATTTCCCGAGAAAGCGTCACTTTCTCCGTCTCTACCTTCGATGCCTACGAGACCGCCTGGATCCTTTGGTCCCAAACCAAAGAGACTTTGTCTACTCCTACCAAGGAGGATCTTGGCCTGTCACGTTGTAAGACGTCCATTGAGAAGGACTCCCGTGCCTATAACGATCTGACAAGAGAGATCGAAGATGCGGTTCTTGAGTACCACACTCTGAAGGCGAACAAGAGAGACGAGGAGGCTGCAGTTGTCAGAGAGAAGTTTGAGGAGCAAGAGCAGGAACGTCAGCTCATTGCAGACCAGCTTTTCGGACAAGTATGCGATCTCATTTCCGTGGGTCGTTCACACACGTTCGACAAGTCTTTATTCGATGAGGCACTTGAAGAGTGCTTCGGGTCGATGAAGACTGAAGGGACGGGTGTACTGAACTACCTCGACACTGTCGTCGATGCCACGACCGATGAAGGAGCGAATAGGGTTTTCTGCTTATATCTCTGCAGAAAAGTTCTTTGCCCACCACGTTACGCAAAACTTGAGAGAGCGGTTCCCGCATTCCTCGATAACGTGTGCAATCCAGCACCACCTGATCAGAACAGATCTAGGTGCCTCGCCTTCATCCGCCAAGTCGCTGATGACCTCTTCAACCCGAAAGCCTTCACCAAATGGATGACAAGAAATCCCGAAGCTTTCGCTCCGACCCATAACTCCGGCTCAACCGAATTCTCCCGTCAAGAAGGGGGAAAACGAGAGGGTTTCTGGGGGGGTATGGAGATCGACAATCGCGTGGTGCCTGTGGGGATCATTTCCGGAGGGAAGATTCGCGTTATCTGCAAAGATAGCGCATCGAATCTCAAGTATTCCTTCCTGAATGGCTTCATGGGTGATCAGATACGAGGATGCCAATGGTCCATCTTCGGAAAGACAGTTGAAGACTGGATTTCCTTGCAAGATCCAAACGACCCTGGTGTCTTTGTCTCCGGCGATCTCGAGTCGGCTACCGACCTGTTCGATGGTTCCTTTTGCCGTACGGTTATCGATGTTCTCGTCAAGAATATCGATTTCCTCGGTCCAGCGGATGCTCATCAACTCCGGTTCTTCACCACTGATGCCATCTTCTCCCTTGATGTGGGTTGCGCTCAGCAACGCCGAGGACAGCTTATGTCCTCTATCATCTCATTCCCTGTTCTCTGTCTGGTTTCTTTTACTGCCTGGGCACTTAAGTCAGGCTTTATGGACCTCTACGAGGTAACCATAAATCGCTCGCAACGCTTGAAGTTGCTGAGAGAAGAAAAGAGAGTAGGCGTGAACGGAGATGATATCATCTTCAAGGATAAGAACGGCC